CAACTTCAACTTCCGCGGCATCGACGCGACGCTCAACGCCGTCGGGCCCGCGCTGCGCGCCCACGGGATCGTGCCGCTCCCCGAGGTGCTCGACGTCCAGTACCGCGACGTCCGGACGAGCCGCGACAAGCCAGCCCGCGAGGTCACCGTCCGCGTGCGGTTCACGTTCATCGGGCCGCTCGGCGACAGGCTGTCCGTCGTCACCCCGGGGGAGTCGATGGACGACTCCGACAAGGGCACGGCGAAGGCGATGTCCGTCGCGATGCGGACCGCACTGCTCCAGACGTTCGCCCTGCCCACCGACGACCCCGACCCGGACGCGTCCGACGTGCAGCGCGGGGACCGTGCCGCCGCCGGCCGCCCGGCCACCGAGCCGCGCGAGCAGGCGCCCGGGCAGCCGTCCGAGCGGGCGCTCAACCTCGCCGCGGCGCAGCTCGCCTCCCGCCTCCTCTCCGCCGACGCAGACGGCGTGCGGGCGATGTGGAAGGAGGTGTTCGACTCCCCGGCCGCGCAGGTCGACGTGTCCGGCCTGCTCACCGAGGAGCAGCGCGCCGGCCTCGACGTCGACGCCCGGCAGCCCGTCACCCTGCTCGCGCTGCGCAACCTCGTCGCCTCGTCGCTCGCCGGCAAGCGGCCCGCCGCCCCCGCCGACGACCCGGCCCCGGCCACCGACCCCGGGGAGATCATGTGACCGCCCCCGAGGTGACGGCCGAGGCCGTCGACCAGGCGCCGGCCGAGCAGGAGCGGGCCCCGTTCGTCCCGCTCGCCGTGCCCGAGCCCACCGAGCAGCAGGCCGCGTACCTCGCGATCGCCGAGGGCCTCGTCCCGGCCACCGCCGGGCAGGTCGCGACCGCGCTCGGCCGGCTCGGCACGCGCCTCCAGGAGCTCACCGACGCGCTCGCGATCGCCGACGAGGACGCGACCCGGCTCACCGAGGCGTACGAGCTCGCCTACAACCGCGCGTTCCTCGTCGCGGGCGAGGACGTCGAGGGCCGCGTCACCGAGGCGATGCGGAAGGCACACGCGCTCGTGGAGACGCACCAGGCCCGGTTGGACATGGAGGTCGCGAAGCTCGCCGTCCGGTCGCTGCGGCAGGCCGTGAAGACGCTGGACCGGCGGATCGACACCGGCCGCACGATGGCCGCCACGGTGCGCGCCGAGGCCGCCCTCACGCAGACCGGCGGGAGGCACGCATGAGCGCGCCGACGGCGATCCCGCCGACTCCCGAGGTGCTCGCGGCCGCCCTGCTGTTCGCCGCCGAGCAGGCCCGCACCCCGCCCGCGCCCGAGTACCTGGAGGTGTCCGAGGACGTCGCCCGCCGGCTCGTGCACGCCCGCTCCGAGGGCCTGTGCGAGCGCTGCGGCTCCGCCTGGGCGACGGACTGGCACCACCGCCAGAACCGCTCCCAGGGCGGCGTGTGGTGCCCGTCCAACGGCCTCGACCTCTGCCGGTCCTGTCACGCCGACATCGGCCAGTTCCCGACCCCGGCGTACGTCGCCGGGTTCCTCGTCCGCCGGTTCGCCATCCCCGCGAACCAGCCCGTCCGGCTCCACCTCCACGGCTGGTCGCTGCTCAACCGCGACGGGTCCGTCCACCTCCTCCACGATCGGAGCATCCTCTGATGGCTGGTCTCCCCGAGATCACGATGGCGGGCACGCTCGTCGCCGACCCCGAGCTCCGCTTCACCCCGTCCGGGGCCGCGGTGTGCTCCTTCAACATCGCCTGCAACTCGCGCCGGAAGAACGACCGCGGCGAGTGGGAGGACGGCGACGCCACGTTCATCCGCGGCCAGGTCTGGCGGCAGATGGCCGAGAACGTCGCCGAGTCCCTCCGCAAGGGACAGCGCGTCATGGTGACCGGCGAGCTGCGGCAGCGCTCCTACGAGACCCGCGAGGGCGAGAAGCGCACCGTCTACGAGGTCGACGCGACCGAGATCGGCGCCTCGTTGAAGTTCGCCGTCGCCCGCGTCGAGAAGGCCGGCCGCAGCGGCGGGGGAGAGCGCCCGTCCGGCGGCCGCTCGTCGAGCTACGACGCGCCCGACCCGTGGAGCTCCGCCCCCGCGAGCGGGCGCGCCGTCGACGACGAGCCCCCGTTCTGATGCGGGCCCCGGCCGCCCGCAGGCGGCTGCTCATGGCCGCCGTCGCGGGCGGCTGGGAGCCCGCCGAGTCCCTCACCCCGGACGAGCGCCGCCAGGTGCTCGGCGCGCTCGTCCGGGACGGCTGGAGCGTGCGGCAGATCGCCTACCGCGTCCGCGCCACCGAGTACACCGTCTGCCGCTGGCTCGACACCTACGACCTGCGGTCCCACCACACACTGAGAGGAGGACACGCAGCATGACCAGCAGGAAAGCCGACACGCGGGAGTGGGCGAAGATCGCCACCGACCTGCCCCAGCACCCGAAGTTGGCCGCGATGGAAGACCCGGCCCCGGCCGGCTGGACGTGGGTCGTCGCCATCCTCTACAGCCGCCGGCACCTCACCGACGGCGTCATCCCGGTCGCCGGGGTGCTCCGGGAGGCGTCCGTCGCCCGCCCGGTCGCCGACCAGCTCGTCACCGCGGGCGCGTGGCACCTGCCCGGGCACGATTGCCCGCGGTGCCCGCAGCCCCCGGCCGGGCACGCGTACGTGCACGACTACCTCCAGCACAACCAGAGCCGCGAGCAGGTCGAGGCGGCGCGCGAGGCGGGCCGTAAGGCGGCGAACGTCCGGCACTCCCGCCGACGTTCGGCCACGTCAGAGGGCGCCTCCTACGGATCGCATGCGGATCGCACTGCGGAATCCGTGCGGGATGCGGAGCCGCCTGCGGACGTCGACGACGCCCCGTCCGGATCGGGTGCGGATCGCACTGCGGATCGCATGCCGCCCGCATCCGATCCGGAGATTCCTGCGGATCGCACTGCGGATCGCATGCGGGTCGTAAGCGCTGCGCATGCGGGTCCTAGTGCAGAGGTAGAGGTAGAGGAAGAAGTAACTACAGACCCCCCCGCACTTCGTGCGGGGCCCCCCGCTCGCTCGACGCGGGGCGCCCGGCTCGACCCGGCCTGGAGGCCGTCCCCGGCCGTCCGCGAGCAGCTCGCCGCCGAGTGCCCGACGGTCGACCTCGTGGCGGAGTTCCGGAAGTTCACCGACTACTGGACGGCGATCCCCGGGGCGAAGGGCCGCAAGCTCGACTGGGACGCGACGTTCCGCAACTGGATTCGGCGGGCCGCTGAGAACGCCCCTGCCGCGTCCAGGCGCCCCGCCGGGCGCCCGAGCCGCACCGACCGCGCCCGCGCGGCTGTGGCGGCCGCGGAGCAGCGCTACGGGCCCGGCGTGATCCGGCCGGCCCGCGCGATCGGGGCCGGCTCGTGACCGCTCCTGAGCCGTGGTCACACCCGGACCTCGTCCACTACGGCGAGCCCGTCGTCCCGGCCGCGCTCGGCCCGACGGAGGTCGTCGCGCTGCTCGTCGTCGCCCTCGGGTTCGACGGCCGGATCGACCCCGACGACGAGCTCACGCAGATCGCCTGGTCCGACATCGCCGACCGGGCCGGCTGGACCTACCCCGAGGCCGTCGACGCGATCCGCGCGCACTACCTGGAGTCGGACGGCTTCGTCACCCCGGCCGCCGTGACCCGCCTGATCCGGGCCCGGCGCGCGCTCGTCGAGCGGGAGCGGGCGAAGGCCGAGCAGCTCGCCGAGGTCGCCCGCCACCGCGAGCTCACCGCGAGCAACTTGCGGCCCGACCGGGCCGCGCACCGCGCCCGCCTGCGCCGCATCTGGCGCACCCTCACCGCCAAGGAGAGCACGTGACCACGAACCAGACCGCCGCATCCTCGACGCCGACTGCGCAGCAGCGCGAGTGGATCGCCCGCGACCAGCTCCGCGCTGCCGTCCTCCGGCGCCGGTCGAGCGAGGAGGCGGACGCGAGCGCCGCCGCCTACGCCTGGGAGCTGGAGTACTGCGACGACCTCACGGACCAGGCAGCGCGCGACCTCGTGCGGGCGCTCGACGACCAGCGCGCGGGCCGGGAGCTGCTCCCCGGGGCCGAGATCCCGGCGCCGCCGCCCGCCCTCGCCGCGGTGCTCGCCGAGGTCGCCGCCGAGCGGCGCCGCCAGGACGAGCGGTGGGGCGAGCAGAACCACGACGACGGCACGGGCACGGAGCGGGGCGCCTTCGTCGCCCGCGTGCTGCGGAGGGCCTGCGACCGCCGGCACGCAGAAGGCGTCGGCACGTGGGCGGACATCCTCGCGGAGGAGGTCGGCGAGGCGTTCGGCGAGAGCGACCCGGCCGCGCTGCGCACCGAGCTCGTCCAGGTCGCCGCCGTGGCCGTCGCGTGGGCGGGTGCCATCGACCGTCGGCAGGGCAGGCCCGCGTGACGACGTCCTCGCTCCCACGGACGCACCGGGGGACGTCGAACAGCAACGCGCGTGGGAGCAGCCGCGACCGGGCCGCCCGCCGCGCGTGGCTCCTCGCCACGTTCGGCGACGGCGTCACCTGCCCGTGCTACCGGTGCGGGTGCGAGCTCACCGACGACACGCTCACCGTCGACCGGCGCGTCCCCGGCGCCCGCGGCGGCACCTACCGGCGGTCGAACATCCGGCCGGCCTGCTCCACCTGCAACAGCGAGACCGGCGCAACGACGCGCCGGCTCGTGCTCGTCACCCTCGACCCCGACGACCCCGACCAGATGGAGCGCCTGCACCAGGCCCTCCACGCCGTCGGCGGGCCCACCCAGCCCGAGCACCTCTCCGCCGCCCTGCTCGCGTACGCCGCGGCCACGGCCTGACCACCACCTCGCGCGGCCGGCTCCCCCCAGCGCCGCGCGCCCCGCACTCCAGGAAGGACCCCGGTGCTCACCCCCGACCGCACCGCGCCCGCTGCCGACTGGCAGCCCGGCGACCCGCTGTACCCGCCGCCTCCGTCCAGCGCCGAGCGCTGGAGGGAGGACCGACGCTCCGGCATGGGCTGGCCGATGCGCTGGCGCGCCGACGGCGCCGTCCCCGGGCCGTGGACGTGGCTCCAGCCCGGCCCCACCCCCGCCGGCCGCGAGGCGGCCGCGTGACGGCCCCTGCCCCGGCGCTGTGCGTGCTGTGCGACCGCCGCCCGGCCACGCCCCGCTCGCTGTGCTGCCCCGGCTGCCCGCGCCGGCTCGGCGAGGCCCTTGAGGAGCTCCTCGACGGCTACCTCCGGCTCTCCCCGGCCCCGGTGAAGGGCGGCGGGCAGGGCGGCGGCCGGGCGCCCGGGTTCGGCTCCCGCTCGCCGGCCCGGGACGACGTCCTCGCGCTCACCGACCGGCGCGGCTACGCCGACCCGGACCAGCCCGGCGCCCTCATCGGCGTCCCCGTGGTGCTGCGCACCTGGCGCGAGCGCGTCCGGGAGGCCGGCTACGGCGACCTCGACCCGGACGCCGTGCAGGAGCTCGCGGCGTGGTGGGAGCTGCCCGACCTCGCCGCGGCGATCCGGGGGAGCCTCGCGCACGTGCGGCGCGCCCTCGGCGAGGCCGAGCAGACCGTGCCCGTCGGGGCGTGCCCGCTCCTGCCGGCCGAGCTGCTCGACCCCGACGAGCTCGCCGACCTCACGCCCGTGGAGCTCGCCACGCCGTGCGGCGGCGAGGTGCGGGCCCGCGCGTTCGGCGCTGACGCCCGCTGCGCCCGCTGCTCGACCTCGTGGCGCGGCGAGGACGAGCTCCGCGCGCTCGGCGGCCGCCTCGGTGACGCGTGGATGGACCTGCCCGCGCTCGCCCGCTACCTCGACGTGAAGCCCGGCACGCTGCGTCAGTGGGCGCGCCGGGACCGGTGGGAGCGCGAGCCCGGCCGCACCGGCGGCCGCGCGCTGTTCCGGCTCGTCGACGCCCGGGCGTCGTGGTGGCGCGCCTACGACCGCGCCAACCCGGTCCACGGCCCGCACCGGGCCGACTGGGAGGAGGCGACGATCGGGCCGCTCCTCGGCCCGCACCGCGCCGACTGGGAGGCCCAGCTCGACGACGAGAGGATGACGGCATGACCGACCAGCCGCGCGAGTTCCCCGACCGACCGCAGGCCGCCGACCTCGGAGACCCCGCCCTCGACCCGCCCATGACGGTGCGCGTCGAGCGGTGGGAGGACCGGATGCGGGACGACGTTCGGCGTGCAGTTCGCACGTCCGCGGACCTGCCGCCGTGGATCGTCGTGGCGGCGCCCGAGTCGGACTCGCTCATCACGTTCAACGTGGGCGACTACCTGTCCCACTACGACGTGCGCACGTGGCCGGTGTGCCCGGCTGTCGTGAACGAGGCCGCGTACCCACCTCGCCGCCGGACGGGGCCCGCGTGAGGGCGCCGTGCAGGCCCCCGAGCGGGGGGACCTCGACGTCGAGAGCTTCCGCGGCTGACGCGTCGCGGCTGGTCAGGGCCACCGCTCGACACCTGACCAGCCGTAACGTAAAGTCGTGTTTGATGGCGTACAGCGTCGGTTGACAGAGCAGGCCGCGAGCCTGCCGGACCGCCCCGTAGGGGGAGTGCACGGCCATCCGGCAACCGCAGAGGGCCCCGGCACCATCGTCCACAGGACGAGGCGCCGGGGCCCTCATGGTGTGCCCTACCGGCTCGGCCGGCCCCCGCCCGCTCCCTGCCCGGGCCGGTCCCGCTCCCACACGTCGAGCGTCGCCGGCAACCACACGGGCGTGCGCCCGAACACGGCGTCCGGCGGGGGCAGGACCCCCGAGGCCCGGTACTGCCGCGCCGTCGCGATCGTCCAGCCGTACCGCGCGGCCACCTCGTCGAGCGTGAGCAGCCGCGGCACCTGCCCGGGCGGGGTCCAGCCCTCCGCGAGGAGGCGGGCCCGCTCGTCCTGCTCCATCGTCACGTGCATGATCTTCCCTGCTCGGTGGTGGGTGGGGGAGGCGCCGCGCGGGGCGCCCCAGGGTCTCGCCCCCCTGGTGCGGCGCCCCGCGCTGGCAGCCCTACAGCCGGCCGCGCTCGTCGAGACGCCGGGCGTCCCGCTCGATGCGGCCGCGGTGCTGCCTGACGAGCTGCTCGGCGAGCCGCTCGCCCGCCTTCCGGACCTGCTTCCGCTCGGCCGAGGGCACGGTGCGCAGCTCCTGCCGGATGAGCTCGTCGTCGGCGCTCGCGCCCCGCGACGTCCCGGCCGCGATCGCGCCGGCCCGCCAGAACGCGATGGCCGTCTCCGGCCTGCTGTCCGGCAGGGTCGCCCGGACGAGCCCGCTCCGGCCGTCGTTCGCGACGGTGGCGGACCGCACGCGCCCGCCCAGTCCGACCGCGGCCGCGGCGTGCCCGGCCTCGTGCGTGGCGACCTCCTGTCGAGCGCCGGACCCGTGGGCGTGGCCGCGCACCGCCACGGAGCGCCCCGTCGTGGTCGACCCGCCGAGGCGGGAGAGCAGGATGAGCACGAGCAGGATCGCGACGAGCAGCGTCCCGCCGGCCGTGCCGCTCCCGCCGCCGGCCGCAAGCACGGCGTTCACGTCTTCCTCGTGCTGCACGTGACGTTGGAGCACGTGCCGTTCATGACCCGGCAGCGGCAGCGCGCGCACCACTCGATGCCCCGGGCGTCGACGGTGACGGTCTTGCTGTTGCGGGTGACGGTGCGCTCGCGCCCGTCCTTCCCCTTGACCTTGGTCGTCTCCTTGACCGGCTTCGTCGGGTTGGACCAGCAGTCGCACCGGAGCAGCGACTTCCGGCAGCCCATGCACCGCGCCATCACCGCACCTCGCTCAGCCGCACGAGCGCCGTGCGCACCCGGCGGAGCTCGTCGGTCATGCTGGCGCGCCGCGCGTCGGCCCCGTCGCGGATCTCGGTGAGTACCTCGACGGTCTCCTCCAGGCGGCCGTGCACGTCGCCGAGGGAGGCCCGCATCTCCTGGGAGTCGTTCGCGAGGTCGACCGTGCTCGCGCAGTGCTCGCAGCACACCACCTCGCCCTGCGGCCACCGGATGTGGCTGACGATGCGGTCGACGGTCCAGAGCAGCACCCACGCGGCCGCGATCCACGGCAGCGCGCCCAGCACCGCGGCGTTCACGACTGCCGCCCGGCGGCGAGCTCGACGAGGACGGCGTACGCGGCCTCCGGCTGACGCTCCAGCCGCTCGGCCTGCGCCTCGGTGAGGCCGTGCAGGTGCGTCCACACGGTCACGGTGGCCCCGAACGCGGGGAGGTGCGCCTGGGCGCTCCAGTAGCCGCTCCGGAGGACGACGGACACGCGGGCGCCGTCGACCGCACCCCGCCACTCGAGCAGCGCGGCCGCCTTCTCGGCGTCCCCGCCGCAGGTGCCGAGCTGCATGGTCGCCTCGGTGCCCCGGGACCACGCCGCCACCTGCACGGCGTGGAGCTCCGGGAGGCGGGCGTAGTCGACGAAGCCGAGGAGCTCGTCCACGGCCGCGATGGCGACGACGAGGCGCCGCGTCGGGTGATTGGCGATCGGCGTCGCCTCGGCCTGCTCGACGGCCGTGGGCCGCTCGATGGTGATGGTCATGGTGCTGGTCGTTCCTTTCTGGTGGTGGGTACGTTCACCGGGGCCGACCGGGGCGGCTGCTACCCGCCCCGGCCGGCTCCCGGGGGATCAGGCGGCCCGGGCCGCGTAGCAGCGGCGCGGGGTCTCGGCGTCGACCGGGAAGTCCCGGCCGCAGTGCAGGCACCTCGCGTACGTGCTCGTGAGCGAGGCGCCGCCGGGGCCGACGTCGGTGATCGCGCGGAGCGGGACGGTCATGTCCGGCTCGCACGTCGGCCGCTCGGCGCGGGGGAGCGTGGTCGGGTCCATCGGGGTCCTTCCGGGGGTCAGAACAGCGCTGCCTGCTCGGCAGGCGCCGCGTACACGCGGGTCGGGGTGAGCACCTCGCCGATCGGCAGGGCGGGGCTGTAGGCGTCCTGGAGGGCCCGGTACTCGCGCACCTCGGCCGCGTCCGCCTCCCGGGCACCGCGCGGCGGCGCGTCGACCGTGGTCGTCTCGCCGACGGCGGAGCGCAGCACGAGCCGGAACCCCGGCCACCACCGCGGCCGCGACTGCCCGTCCCGGGTGCAGACCCGCTCGACGTACGCGGTGCGCACCTCGGGCATGAGGCCCGGGCGGGTCTGCTGCCAGGTGAGGAAGTCGCCCGCCTGGACGACGAGGCCGCGGGTCACGCCTGCGGCCAGACGGCGCACACGGTCGTGGTGGTGTTGGCGACGTGGTTGCCCCGGTGGTCGCGCGAGCGGGTGCAGCCGTAGCCGTCGGGGCTCCCCGCGTTGCAGCACGGCTCGCTGTTGAGCTCAGGGGCCGGGTCCCCGACCTGCAACGCCTCCCACCCGTCGCCGAGCTCGCGGGCGACCTGGTGGATGGCGTCCATGTAAGGCCGGTCGAGCTCCTGCACCTCGTGGGAGAGGCCGGCGAACGGGATGAGCGACCGGTGCGCCGGGTTGGTGGTGTTCCGCCACAGCGCCCACGCGTCGTGGACGTCCTCCAGCGTCGTGTTCACGCCGCGGGTGAGGACGAGCAGCGCGTAGAGCTGCGCGAGCGCCGGGTCCAGGTCGGGCAGGGCGTCCGTGAGGCGGGTGATCGCCTGCTGGACGTAGTTCGGGCTGGTGGTGGTGGGCATCGAGCGCCTCCGAAACCTCGTTGATGTGACGTGAAGGAAGTTACGGCCTGCGGGCCGCCCTGTCAACTGTGGCTCTACATCGTCCAGCACGAGTAGACGACGTGGAGGTGACCGCAGGTGCCCGCACCGATCCCCGACGACGAGCGGGCCGCGATCCTCGACGACATCCGCGCAGGTCAGCTCTCCCGCAACGCCATCGCTCGCAAGCACAAGCGCTCCGTCGGCCTCGTCACGAAGCTCGCGCACGAGGACCGCGGAGCAGACGCCTTCGACCGGTCGCACACCGAGAAGGCGACGCGCGCACGGCGGACCGACCTCGCTGCGGCCCGGGCCGAGCTCGCGGAGCGGTGGCTGCACCTGGCGAACGAGCTGCTCGACCAGACGGGCGCGCCGTACCTGGTGCACGCGTTCGCGGGGAAGGACGGCGTCTTCCGGCAGCGCGAGCTCCCGCGGCCGCCGTCGGGTGACCTGCGGAACCTCGTGACGTCGGCCGCGGTGGCGACGGACAAGCACCTCGTCCTGGAGCGGCACGACACGGATGACGGGGTGGACGCGGCCCGCTCGATGCTCGGCGACGTCGCTGCGGCGATCGGGGATGCGTACGCGCAGGTGAAGGCGGCCGAGCAGGCGGAGGAGGTGTCACCGTGACCGACACGCCGGAGCGACACGCCGGGGATGCCGAGGATGCGCAGGTCGCACCCACCTGCGCATGCGCATCGCACTGCGGTCCGCAGTGCGGAGGGCTATGCGATCCGCATGCGATCCGCACCGGGCTCGACGAGGTGCGCGCCGGCGGCCTCCTCCTCGTCGCGACCATCCTCCTGTGGTGGGCGGCGAAGTACGGCCCGTGGATCGGCTTCGGCTCCGTCCTCGCCCTGATCTCCGCCGGGGTCGCGTTCGGCATCTCGCGCCACCGTGGTTGACCTCGCCCGCCTGACCCGCACCCTCTCCCGCGCGCAGATCGTGTCCGTGCACGAGTCGGGCGCCCGCCTGAACGTGTGGGAGGGCTCCATCCGGTCGGGCAAGACCATCGCGTCCCTGCTCCGCTGGCTCATGTACGTCGCCGACGCGCCCCGCGGCGGCGAGCTCATGATGTTCGGGAAGACCCGCGACTCGGTGGCCCGCAACCTGTTCGGCCCGCTCATGGACCCGGACATCTTCGGCCCGATCGCCAAGCAGGTGTCCTACACGTCAGGGGCGCCCACCGCGCAGATCCTCGGCCGCACCGTCCACGTGTTCGGCGCGAACGACGCGAAGGCCGAGCCCAAGGTGCGCGGCATGACCCTCGCGGGCGCGTACGGCGACGAGCTCACCGTCATCCCGCAGACGTTCTTCGCGCAGGTGCTCGGCCGGCTGTCCGTCAAGGGCGCAAAGCTGTTCGGGACGACGAACCCCGACAACCCGGCGCACTGGCTGAGGAAGGACTACCTCAACCGCCGGCACGAGCGGGGCATGAACCTCGCCACCTGGCATTTCACGATCGACGACAACCCGCATCTCGATCCCGACTACGTCACGTCGATCAAAGCGGAGTACGTCGGCCTGTGGTACCGGCGGTTCATCCTCGGCGAGTGGGTCCAGGCCGAGGGCGCCATCTACGACATGTGGGACGAGCGCCTCCACGTCGTCGACGAGCTCCCCGCCGTGCTGCGCTGGCTGTCCCTCGGCGTCGACTACGGCACCCGGAACCCCTTCTCCGGCCTGCTGCTCGGCCTCACCGCGGACCGCCGGCTCGTCCTCGCCCGCGAGTACCGGCACGACCCGCGCACGGCCCGCCGGCAGCTCACCGACGCCGAGTACAGCCGCGAGCTCCGCGCGTGGCTCGCGGGGGACCGCCCCGAGTTCGTCGCCGTCGACCCCTCGGCCGCCTCGTTCAAGGTGCAGCTCCACGCCGACCGCGTCACCGGCGTCGTCGACGCGGACAACAGCGTCGAGGACGGCATCCGCACCGTCGCCTCCCTGCTCGCCCTCGGCCGGCTCGTCGTGCACCGCTCCTGCCGGGGCTGGATCGACGAGGTGGCCGGCTACGCCTGGGACGACGAGGCCGCGGCCAAGGGCATCGACAAGCCGATCAAGGTCGCGGACCACTCGCTCGACGCCGGGCGCTACGCGGTCGCGACCACGCGGCAGCTCTGGCAGTCCCACGTCCCCATGACCGCCTACGCGCTCGCCGCGTAGGACCACCACCACCCGAGGAGACCCTGTGCTCTACACCGCCGAGCAGATCGCCCGCGTCTGCCACGAGGCGAACCGCGCCCTCCAGGCCGTCCAGGGCGACCCGGGTGTGCCCGTCTCGCCCGCGTGGGACGACGACACCGACGAGCAGCGCGCCACCGTCACCGCGGGCGTCGGCGGCGTCCTCGCCGGCAACACCCCGGAGGAGTCGCACGCCGCGTGGTGCAAGGCGAAGCGCGCGAATGGGTGGCGCTACGGCCCGGTCAAGGACTCCGACGCGAGGACGCACCCCTGCCTCGTCGACTACGACGAGCTCCCCGAGCACCAGCGCGTCAAGGACCACCTGTTCGCCGCGATCGTCGACGTCCTCGGCGCCCCCGACCTGCGCACCACCGACGACGTGCTGTACCGCCGGCACCCGGGCGTGGCCGCCGTCGCGCGGTTCCTGCTCGACGTGAACCCGAGCCTGCCGCAGCCGCTCGCCCGGATCGCCCACCTGCACCGCGTCCTGGCCGTCGCGCTGCTCGACGAGCTCATCGACGGCCCGGAGCTCACGGCGGCGCTCCGGAAGCTGCTGGAGGCGAAGGACTGCGCCGTCCGCGCGGCCCTCCCCGTCTGACCTGCTCGCCCACCACCACCCGAGGAGCCCCGTGTCCGACACCGCCTGCTGCCCGCCCGGCTCGTGCCCGCGCAACCCGATCGTCCTGCGCTTCGACGACGGACACTCCGGCCCCATCACGTTCCACACGGTCGCCGACCTGGACGCGATCGCCGAGCAGCCGCAGCCCGAGGTGCCCGAGCCGGCCGGCCCGCCCGCCGTCGTCGGCATCCGCGTGCTCGTCCCGGCCGTCGACCTGGACCCGACCGCGCGCACCTACGCGACCGGGCGCCTGTGGGACGTCCAAGACGGCACGCTCTACGTCGAGGACGAGCACGGCCGCGGCATCGCCGAGTTCCCGCCCGGGCACTGGCGCGGCGTGGAGGACATCCTCGCCGAGGCGGCCGGGTGACCCGGGAGCCGTATGGCCCGCCCGTCGAGGTCGCCGTCCCCGTCCGGCTCGCCGTCGGCCCCGTGTCCGAGGTGATCGGCACGCTCAACCTGCACACGGTCGAGCTCACCGACCCGCCGTCCGGGCTGCCCCGCCCCGAGCTCCGCGAGGCCCTCGCCGGCTTCCTGGAGGCCGCCGCCGCGGAGATCCGCCACCCGACCGTCTGAGAGGCCCTGCACCGATGCCGCTCCCCGCCCCCGGCACACAGTGGCCCCCGCCCGCCCACGCGGCCGCCTACGAGGCGCTCGCGGTCGCCTCCGCCTGGTACAGCAGCGACCGCGACGCCCTCGCCCGCGTCTACTCCCGCAACCGCGGGGACGACCCGCGCGACCGGGTGGCGCAGCACCGCGGGGGCGTCGTCGGCCGGGCCGCCCGCTGGTTCTGGGGGCAGCCGCTCAACCCGCTCCAGCGCCCGGCCCGCCTGCACGTCCCGCTCGGCGCGGACATCTGCTCCGTCTCGGCGAACATGCTGTTCACCGAGCGGCCGACGTTCACTGTCGACGGCGGCAGGATGCGACTGCCTGGTGCCGGTCGGGAACCGCGTGAGCAGCGGCTCGACAAGGTGTTCGGTGAGCACGCGATGGTGCAGCTCCACGAGGCCGCCGAGGTCCAAGCCGGCCTGTGCGGCGTGTACCTCGCCGCCGGGTTCGATGAGGCCCTCGCCGATCACGCGCTGATCTCGCAGGTCGTCCACCCCGACAGCGCCATCCCCGAGTGGCGCGCGGGCCGGCTCGCCGCCGTCACGTTCTGGCGGGTCGTCGGCCGCGACGGGGACCGCGTATGGCGGCACCTGGAGTACCACGCCCGCGGCTACATCGAGCACGCCCTCTACGAGGGCGACGCTCGCACCGTGGGCCGCCGGGTGCCGCTCACCGACCGGCCGGAGACGGCCGAGCTCGTCATCCCCGAGATGATCGAGGGCGGGTACATCCTCACCGGCCTCGACCGGCTCGACGTCGTGTACGTGCCGAACGCGACCGACCGCCGGCACCGCTCCGACCCGATCGCCCACCACCTCGGCCGCTCCGACCTGCAAGGCGTGGAGCCCGTGCTCGACTCGCTCGACGAGGCGTGGACGTCGTGGATGCGGGACGTCCGCCACGCGAAGTCCCGGATTCACGTCCCAACGGGCTACCTCGACGCGCTCGGCCCGGGGCAGGGCGCGATGGTCGACCTCGACCGCGAGGTCTACACCGAGCTCAACGCGCTCAACCCGGGCGGCGCCGGCCTGCCGATCACGGCGACGCAGCTCGCGATCCGGTTCGCCGAGCACCAGGCCACCACCGAGGCCCTCGCCCGCGAAGCCGTGTCCGACGCCGGGTACAGCCCGGCGACGTTCGGGATGGGCGACGCGGTGTCGATGACCGCAACGGAGGTCGAGGCCCGGGAGCGGAAGACGCTGTGGCTGCGGTCGCAGAAGATCCGGCGGTGGCGGCTCGCGCTGGCCGACCTCGCCGAGCTGCTCACCGAGATCGACGACCGCGAGTTCGGCTCTGGCATCGGCCGGGTGCGGCCAGACGTCGAGTTCGCCCCGTACGCCTCGCCGGGGCCGCTGGAGCGGGCGCAGACGGTGGCGCTGCTCGCCGGGGCGGAGGCCGCCTCGCGAGAGACGCTCGTCGCGATCCAGCACCCCGACTGGGACGCCAAGCGCCGCGCCGACGAGGTGGCCGCGATCGAGAAGCAGCGGGCCGCGGACGCGCCCGCCGACCCGATGTCGTTCCCCCCGTGACGTGAGGAAGTGGCGTGGACCCGTCCGAGGAGCTCGCACGGGTCTACGCCGACGCCGAGCACGCCCTCTCCCTGCTCGTCGCCCGCGAGGTCGCCCGCGACCTGGAGCGCGACGGCGACGGCCCCACCGAGACGGCCGCCCGGCTCGCCGCCGTGCGCGCCCTGCGGGTCGCCGCGCAGGGCGCCGTGCGCGAGCTGGACGGCACCGTCCCGCCCCTCGTGCGGCAGGTGCTGGAGGCGTCCGCCGAGCAGGGCACTGCGGCCGCCCGCGTCGCCCTCGCCCGCGTTCTCGGCGGGCCCACCGACGCCGAGCCGTTCGACCGCCGCCGGCTCGACCTCCTCGCCGCCGCCGTGCTCGACCAGATCACGCCCCGGCACGCCGCGATCGTGCGCGCCGTCCCCGACGTCTACCGCGACGTCATCCGCCGGTCGGCGCCCGCGCTGCTCGTCGGCGCGCAGACCCGCCGCGAGGCCGCGCAGCGCGCCATGCTGGAGTTCGC